AGTTTAGGTTTTTGCAATATCTTAGCTTGCATTCCACCGCTTGCATTATTATTATTTTCCCTAGCATATTTGTCTCTGAGTTTCCTCAGCATCTCTAATTCCTCTTTCTCAGTTTGCTTCATTTGCTTATCCCCCGAATTTGTAACAGTAGGATTGTTGGACCATTTTTCTTTCTGAAATTTATCAATATTACTAGCAAATTTGGTACCTGTAACTCCATCAATGATATCAGCTACAGCACCTGTAAACCAATCACCGAAACCGTTCTCATTGACAGGTACACCAAGTGGCATGTATGTTAAACATTCACTGTATGCATCTAATGCGGCCTTATCCCCTTCAGGGGTAGGTCTTGCTAACGTGACAAGTTCACTGGCGTAACCAGGAAACCTCTCCAAATAACAATTATAATTAATTGTCAATGTTGTCTGAGACGACAACCCAGTAAAATATGCGCCCTTTCTGTCATGCGGCGTCACCACAGACATCCAGTTTGCATATGGGTCATTCTGAGACACGTTTGTTAACGCGAAAGCATTTGAGTCATCCGTGGTATTCGCCAACGGGTAACTAGCATAAAAATCAGGTTGAACTAAAGCATACTGCACTTGGACTGGATAACCAGAAGGATTCTCCAGAGCATTTTGATTTGCCACCACATAACATCCATCCTTTGCTTCCCAGATTTTAGTACCTGGTAATAAAACAGCATTGGCAAAAGATTGTGGTCCAATTTCGTTCAATAATGCTGAAAATGCACCACTAAAAACGGCAGCATTTGCAGCATCATCAACTTTTTGTAAAACAATAGCGCTCTCACGACTTGCAAGAGGCTGAGAAAAAGCAGCAACTGAACCTTGTTTATACAGTTCAGATGTTGTATTGTGAACTTCGAAACCTGCCGAAATACAACGCATACGATCTGCGAAGTAATTATCAGGAACATCAATGTTCTGAAAAATAGTCGGGGTGGATGATGAGGTATCTCTGTATGTCAAATCTTGACCCACAGGTCCACTACTCACACATAAACCTCCGGCTTGTAATGATATGTTTGAAACCGAACTAGGTCCAACATAATTCCCGAAAATCTCCTTGGGTTGCAACGCCACATTGGCTAACAAATCATCAATTGTTATCAATGCGTCCCAATTCGTTCCATCCGGTATATAACTTGGCTTAACCAAATTAATACTACCTTTGAAACACTGAATCACACTTGACCCTAACTCCCCATCAGGGTATCCAATCAAGTCAATTTGGGTGTCATGAAAAGGATCAATAGCTACAGTGAGCCATTTCTTTCCTGTTTCAGTCATCCCTGTCTTTTGTTTCAATCTCTCTAACGCTCGCTCGGCTCTTCTAACCTTAACTTCCATGTTCGCAGTGGGTAAACTACAACAACGTGGGCGCGCGTTTTCATCTCGACCCTTCCACCGGGTTCATTTTCGCCTTACGGAGAATTAGCAATCAGTTAGACATACATTTTTGATTAACTAGAAGAATTGTGAGGACTCGATATACGGCCTCTAACAACTAATTAATGATTGACGTAAAACACGTCTCCAGGGGCTCGATAACATACAGTTCTAAACCCGTTCTTCTCAAAACGGACTCGATCTCTGCATGTACCTAACTCCACTGCATAGTCTCTATCATAAATATACCAATCCTTGTGGTAGGGTAGATCTGTAAAGCCTCTCAAAGGTTGAATCTCAGTTAAACTATCTAAATATTGCTCCATAGCTAACTGCTGACTAACTGAAATGCCATACAATTGTTCCACAAGATCCCGGCTATTTTGGTGCACTTTGACATCGGTTAACTTACGTTCATCTCTATCAAAATTTTCAAAAACACCAAGAAACCGTTCTCTCGTGTAAGAATCATCATAATTCTTATCTATAAAATCAAGTGTTACTTTTGTCTTACGGGTAACACGTATTCCGTATCGAGCCAGACTAGATAGAATAGGGCACCCAGGAAACTCTGAAAGCATTGACATAGATTTTACTCTAAGCAATTTGGACTTCACTTCAGAACTAGCTTGTAGATAACTGGCATTGGTCCAACCGAAACACACGGACGCTCCCATCGGGTTAGTCACATTATGTTTAGCGATTGGATCAAAAACATTACCACAAAAACTAGCAGTGTGAATTCCAATCGGAACTTCAATTTTAATCCTGGCCCCTAAATTAAGGTAGTCACCTACAGTTGGCAAAACCTGGCAACCTACCATTCCATCATCCCCCTCAAATACACACATACATTTTTCGATATCGTTACCGGTATCTTCCAGAATGAAAAATGTCATGAGCATATTCATCATGCCATTTCCACAACTTGTATTCATTTCCCCACTCATGCGCTTAGCTTCAAGCTTGACGTCAAAATTTTTGAAACTTATGTGATTCGTTTCAAGTTGCATTGCGATCAAGTCGACAAAGTGCTTCTGGTTAGGGTTGTTTTGTAAACACCATCTATACATATCCAATTCCACAGATAAAAGCTGGCGCACAAATGTAGCTTCAAACTGAGAAAAGTCAGTACAAAATAATTTATCAAATCCACCCAACCGATCCAACAGGAAATCAGGACGCTCGTTTACCGGAGTTTTCTTTATGAACCATTTGGTGCCGAACAATCTGTCACCAAACTTCTTGAAGAATCGTCCAACACGAACCTTGTAATCATCGGAGCGGGAATAGATTCCGCGAAGGTGTTTGAACTCCGGATAGTTCTCATCCTTCGTAAAGGCTTTAACCCTTAGATCAACGTCTTGGATCTTAGACCTTTCCCATGCTCTCCTCAATTCATCCTTACGAGACTGCTTATATGGTGCATTCTCCAACCATTCATCGAAATCGAACATTTCAAGTTCGTCAAAAATCAAATCTTTCAAATATTTCTCTCTAAAACGCTTCACAAAACGCTTAAATTTCCTAAACTTCACCTGATTAATCGGTGGCATATCAGCTGCCACCCGCTTAACCATACCTGCAAGTTGGGAAGGTGAATGTCCCAAATCTGGTACTGGCATTGTCAAATGTTCAACATGACAACCCAGGCTTACCCTCACAGGTACCCTTTCAGTCCGATAGAATTCAGGCCTAACCTTCTTCACTCGGAACGAAAGATCCGGCTCCTCCCCCATTCCCAAAACCACCCCCTGCTCAGCAGGCCTATAACCATAGGTGATTTTGATGGGCTTGGAGCCTATAGCCGCGGGAAACAGTTAGGACCATACCTAAACCATTTCCTACACTCTCGCGTATGACAAATCATACTGATACTGTCATCATATACAGATCTTCCATCACTATAAGCCAAACCTGCTGGTAAATTAACAGCATGCATCTGGTTGACAGCAATTTCAGCACTTCTTCTCACCACATCACTGGTTGCGGTCATGTTAAAAACTTTTGAGTTGCTAACACTGATCACAATAGCAGGGCACGACACAAGCTCAACTGTATCGACGACAACTTCACAAACGGAACCCAAATCAATAACACTTCCAGTTGTCATATTGTTTAGTATTTGCTCGGCTATTTTAGGATAGGCGAACAATCTATTCAAAATTCGAATGGAAGTGGTTGTAACCATAAATTTTTCCAAATTTTTGGCTTTAACAGTGGGTTTGGATGAATTCATATTCACAGGTCTCATGTCTTGATCTTCATGTGCCAAAACAATCGGCATAACATTAGTGCGCTGACAAGTGACAAAAATTGGCTGATAGTCCCTAGTCAACGTATTTAAAAACGCCAACTTGGTTTCAATATCTAATGGATTCCGGTTCAGATTGTAAATAACTTTCTGAAAAGTCTCACAAACATAACTCAACTGTTCATCAGTTACATTTGAGAACGCCGGTGACCATTTATGTGGTTGAATGATAAAATCATCAACCTGGTTCGGGTTGGGGTCAGGTGGCCTCGGAACTTCAATCCGAGGTTCAGACAAAACAGGAATGTGTGGTCCATAACCCACAACATTGTGTTTAACTAAATCATCAATATCTTGAGTAGAATGTTCAATTATTCCGTCCAATACAGATACATTGGAAACAGAACGTTCAACAAACTTAACTGCATGATTTATCTGATCAGCCAACACTTGACCTTCGATATTTCCAGCAGTAAAATCCTGAATCTTACAGTTACACCCTCCCCCACCACCACATTGTATACATCTATTCGCCACAGCCACTTGTCTGTCCACTAAGTTACTCACCCCAACTACCATAGGTTGAATTGCAATCGAAGCACTGCTAACTACATCTCCGATACGATCAGAAACTTCATTAACACCACTATCAATCGCACCACGTATGTCAGCTAAGGTACCATCAATTCTTCGTCCAGCCACTCTACATCTATGAGCGGTATCCGTCGAAACTCTTTTAAAATCTTCCTCAAGCTTGGCGGCAACATTAGATAAACCATTCTTTGCTTTGTCCCACCAAGATGAAACCCCTACAATTTCATCCAATTGCTCCTCAATAATCATAGCCTGATAAACTTTTTCCTCTTGATTATTGGCAACTGACTCCCTTAATTCAAGTAAAAATTCCTCTTCCTCAAGACGCTCCATCGGTGTCTTAGCATCATCCGGTCTTTTGGGAATATTTGGAAGAATAGTGGGAACTCGATATACCGTCCCTAACAACCAATTTTTCGCAACAGTTACCGGATCATCATAATTCACTACCTCATCAGACAAGATACCAATCTCATCTGAGTCAGTCGACTCATCCTCAGAACATACATCTTTCTCATTAACAATTACGCGGTCCAAACAGTGGCTTTCATCCGAATAATTCTCATCCTTAGTGAAAGAGCCAGCCACTTCACACGACCACAAAGGTAACGGTGGTAACTTGCCCTTAAACTTCGGGTATTTCGGCGCAAACACCATGTCTTTAATCGCATTATCGACAATCAGATCCATCCACTCAGCTTCTTCCATACGCTGCAACATCAATTCATCTTCCTCAATGTCAAACGCAGGTTCCTGCTCCTCAGCGGTTAATAACGAACGTTCATAACCATGCCTGGTTTCAAACTTCATATGTTCTAGACCATGCTGTCCTCGATTCAATAAAAAATGATACGAGTAAATATCAGCAACTCTAGATGTCTTAATGTTACAGTCAAAGAATGTGTACCATAACTGGGGAGAATCAGGATCCATCTCCAAAAAGGCTTCTGCAGTATAATTCTTTAAACTCAGACGCCAATCCTCATTCATCGCAAAACACTCAGGCAATTCAATAACCAAATTACAGAAATTGCTCTCCCAATCACAAAACCCACCATATAATTGCATGAACTTAACAACAATACCCGATGATGGACAACGTTGATCTTGAATCAGGTCATCATCATACACAGATGGAACCATGGGAAACATGACGGTGCAATTAAAATATTTAGAATCACTCGGGTCATCTAACACATGGTCATAAATCCAACAAAGACGATCAATTTGATCTTCATTTAAAAATCGAATATATTTCTTCAGTCTATACGTAGTCAAAAATTGCCTAGGCAATTGAGAATGACATGGATGTATATAAAAAGTAACATACTGCATCAAATGTGTTGAAAAGCATTCGGCGGGTAGCGCCTTAAGTTCGAATAAAAGATAATCATTTATAATGGCAAGGTCCGACATAATCATGATATTCGAAATTCCTCAGTTAGGCACCTTGACGCCAAGATTACACATAATCTATAAATGCCAGTTTTAATTTGAAACTGGAAACGCGTGTTGACTAGGCTCCCACAAAAGGGAGCCAAGCTTAGCCTAGATACTTGCCCTCAGAACGTCTGGTCTACGACCGAATCATCTGGGATTCCACACCTATTCAACCGATGCTTCATACCACCCCATGATATTAGGCTAGCGGGGCCACGCAGGGCCAATCGGTACGCAGACGTTCAACCGGGCTCTAATCTCGGTATCTCAGGCGCTACGTATGACTCCGACCACAGCAGCCACACTCTGAGGTGTGACCCGTCTGGAGACCTTTCTCTCAAGT